TCAATCCCAAAGATTGACCGTTGCCGCCGTCGTGGTCGTATTGCTTCCCGTTGTAGAGGTGGCCGGGTCAGGCATCACCACCTGGGTGCCGTGAGGGAGAAACGGCCCCAAGGCAGCCATGCCGGGGTTATCCACTAAAATCTGTTCGACATAACCAGCCGTGGCGCCATACATGCGCCAGCACAGAGCGTCCAGTGTTTCGCCTTGGCGGGCCGTGGCAATCATGTTTTTAGACTCATCTGATCCATCAAATTAACTCCACCGTGGTACGCCCACGGCCTTGGATATCTGCGAGCGCCCAGGCCGCATCGCGGCGCAGATCCTCAATCGGGGACTCCACCAGTTCCGCATGCCGGGCACCGGCCCCGGTGGCATCAAAGCCCCGGTAACGTTCCGCGAGGTTGGCAGCGGCCATGCAATGCACAGCGCGCAAGAAGCGATGCACATGAATGGATTCGCCATCCACCTGGGGGGCAGGCACTTGGGCCAGCGCGGTGAAGCCTTCAGCAAGGCAGGCAAACTTCCAGTCGGAAAGCGTTTCAATGGCCGATATCGCCGCTTCCACCAAAGCCGCCCGCAAGCGTTCTTCCAGTACCGTGCCATCCAGGCGCATGGCCAGACGTGCCTTGCGTGGATCAACGACAGGCCAGAAGGGGCCGGTATCAATGACGCCACCGGATACCCCCGCAGGGTCTGCGCCCACACTGACGACGGGGCTTGAGCCGAAGGGATTTGTATTCATGCCAAGAGGATTTACTGTTGTCATATCCGTTCAGCCTTTCTTGTTGTGTGCTGGCAGTGGGGTGTGAGTGGGGTGTCTATGGGGGGCGGTGGTCAGGGCAGAAGATTTTGACAATGGCAAGCCATGTCTCCACCTTCGCCCTGAGCCGCCCAGGTGCGGGGTGCGCCCGGTGTGGGAGACTCAGGCGGTCAGCCTGAGCCTTCCAGGTTCTTCAATTCGCGTTCAATGCGCTCAATGTCCTTTTTCACGCCCACGCGCTCATAGAGTTGCAAGGCACGCTGTAGCCACGCGAGACACTGCCGCAATCGATCCGGGGTGACTCGCTTCTGCGCCAGCATGGCATAGGCCGCTGCCTTGTGCAGCGTGGCGCGCACCTCATCGGGCATGTCTTCATGGGCGGTCAAGGCCATGCAGTCCGCCAAGCATTCGGCATAGTTGGCCTGATCGACTGTGTTAGCCCGTAAGGTGGTCTCGGCCATTTCTTCGGCGATCAGGCAAGCCACCGTGCGCTTGAAGCGATCCGGCATCACGAGCTTGTAGGTGAGCGCATAGCGGGCGAGCGTCAGGGCAGAAGCGAAGTCGGCCACATCGATGTGCCAGAGCATCACCATCATGAACACATCATCTTGCACCCCGGATTTTCCGGCGAGCACCCCTTCCACCCACGCGGCATACTCGGGCAAGAGTTCGCGCTTGACTGCGATTTTGCGTTGGGTGGATTGAATCTGATGCAGGCGCCGCCGGTCTTCATCCAGCTTGGCCAACATCAACTCGTAACCGGTCGCGTGGTGGCGGGCGTTGGCCACGCCCTGCTTGGCCGCCAGGGCGGCCAAGCAGCGCTCCATATGGGCTTTGGCGTGGTTGATCATCAGGCACCCGTTGTAGCGGTACTGGCCGGGGCGGTCGCAGCATTCCCCTGTGACGCCGGATCTTCGATGATCTGGATGTTTTCAGCGGCGGCGATGCATTCGTAATTCTCGATCACGTAGGCATCATTGCTCGACTCATAGTTGGCGATGCGGTCGCGCTTGGGCTCATCGAGCACGGCACGGCGACGCCCACCTTCCTGATAGTAGATCGACAGATTATCCAGGCGTGTGACCAGCAAGGTGTTTTCAGGGAAGAAGGGCACGGTCACCGCCTGCAGGCCGCCCACACGCTTCTGGCTCATGATCACATCCGTGGCGAGCACATCGGTGGCGCGTTGATCCCGATTGACCAGGGGGAAGTATTTGTCTTCCAGCAGGCCGCGCCCCATGATCACCACCAGCCCCGGGTCTTCACGGTGCCAGGGTTTGATGTTGTTGCTGACCAAGTGCATGACCAGGGCATCCAGATTCTTGTAGCCATCATACTTGTCTACGCTGTTGCCGATTTTGACTGTACCGGAACCGGCCTTCGCCTCTGTCATGAAGAGCGCGCCATTGCTGTATTCACGGATGAGCTGCAGCCAGCCCTTGTTCACGTCCTGCAGGAGCGGGTTTTTCGTCAGATCGGTTTCCACCGCAGCACGGACGCCGTTCCAGCCGATCATGATGCGGTCCAGTGCCTGACGCGTGACGATCAGATCACGGATGCGGGTCTGGAAATCCGGGAACTTGGCCCAGGCATCGAGCTTGGCGTAGGTCAGGTGCGTGTCATAGTTGGTCTGCACGCATTGGTAGCCGCGTTCATCCATCGTGGTGATGTCGCGCGTGCTGCGTTCCTTCTGCGTGGTGTCCGTCCGGGAAGCAATCGGCCCGCCCACTCCCAGGCCCAGGATCTGGCCGGATTGTTCAGTCACCCCCATGATGTTGATCTTTTGCAGGAAGGCGCTGCTCTCCTGCATTTTGGTTTCCAGCTTCTGCTGCACGGTGGGCGTGACGGCAAATTTTTCAGCCGCATTGGGCACACCATTCAAGGTGGCTACCTGGGCGGTGAAGGCATTAAAGACTTTGCGGGTTTCGTTACGCATGGCGGTGTTTCTCCATTGTCATTTTTGGGTGTCTGTCGGGGTTGGCGGTGTCGGCTTGGGGTTTCAGCAATCGGTCTGAATTGCACCCGTGCCACCGGTGGCGTGCGGACGTTCAGGGCTGCCTTGCTGGCCTGAGAGTTGCACCTTGAGCGCGGCAAACTCCTGAGCGAGCTTTTCATGGGCGGCGGCAAGCACTTCGACCTTGGCCACCCCGGCCCCGCATTGAGAAAGCCTGGTTTCCACTTCCACCACCTGGGTGGCAATGGTTTCCACCGCGCCGTGCACATCGGCAAAGCGGGCGTCATCCCCTTGTTCGCGCCGGGCAAACATTGTCTTGATGCGCTCCACCAGACCGGGAATCGTGGTGACGTCTTCAAACTCCATCACGGTTTCAGCGGCAGAGCTAAAGAGGTTATGCGGGTGGGTTTTACGGACGGCCAGCGGATTGACTGTTGCTTGAGCCGAGAATTGCAGCATTTCAGTCCCCAGGCTTGCCGGGTTGTCGGTCACGGCCAGCCCCACCAGATAGGCTTCCCCGGTTTCGGCAAAGTTCGTGTTGATCTCGCAGGAGGTATACACCTTCTGGCGCGCCTTATTCAGTGTGACCAGATCATCCGTGGGGGAGATTTGCGCCAGCAGACGCAACTTGCCGTCCGCTTCTTCCGTACTCAAGGCCAGCACATCGCCATAGGCACCAAAGGGGGAGCCGGGCAGTGGCATCACCCCCTTGATGTGTTCCAGATTCACACGGGCGCCATACGTTTGCGGGTTGTAGTTCTTGGCCATCTGCTCGATCCAGGCGCGCTCAATCGTGCGCCCATCGGTGGTGGCCCCTTCGGTGGCGATACGGAAATACTTGGATTGCTTCTTTGCTTGCCCGGCCATGTCGGTGTCCTGTGTGCGTGATGTTTGCGATGGACACAGTGTCGGCCAGCAAGGCTTTTGCCTCAATGAAACCCTGTTGTAAAACAGGCGTTATACGTTTTGCATTGATGGTACAGGGGCGGCGAGACAGGCACATTGGGGCGATGGATAAGACCAATACTTCCCCCTTCAGTGATCACCATGCCGCTGCTGCTGCAACTCCTGACATGGCCCAGGCCGCAGCGACTGATGACACGCTCCAGGCACGGGCGCGTGACCTGTACTACCAGGGCTACCGGGTTTCAGAGATTGCCCGGCGTCTTCAGGTGCGCGCTTCTACTGTGCACAGTTGGAAGCGTCGTGGCAAGTGGGATGAAACCGACGCGCTTACCCGCATTGAATATGTCACGGAAGCCCGCTTGAATCTCCTGATTGCCAAGGACGCAAAATCCAATTCAGATTACAAGGAGATCGATGCCCTGGGCCGACTCTTGGAGTGCCAAGCCCGCATCAAACGCTATCAGGGCACAGGTCGAGAAGGCGACTTGAACCCGGCGATTGCCGAACGCAATAAGGGCAGCACACGCAAGCCGCCCGAGCGCAATGCGATCAGCGAAGAACAACAGCGGAGGATGGAAGACGCCTTCATGGATGGCCTGTTTGGATACCAAAAGCATTGGTACAGGGCTGGGCAGCAGGAGCGCATCCGCAATCTGTTGAAGTCTCGCCAGATCGGCGCAACTTTCTACTTTGCGCGTGAGGCGCTGATTGATGCCCTGAAGACCGGGCGCAATCAAATCTTCCTGTCTGCCAGCAAAGCCCAGGCGCACCAGTTCAAAAGCTACATTCAGGAGTTCGCCCGCACGACCGCTGACGTGGACTTGCGCGGCGAAAAAATCCTCTTGCCCAATGAGGCGGAATTGATCTTCCTGGGCACGAATAGCCGCACGGCGCAGAGCTACCACGGCAATTTGTACCTTGATGAGTATTTCTGGATTCCGAAATTCCGCGATCTTCGCAAGGTGGCCAGCGGCATGGCCAGCCAGAAGCGCTGGCGCCAGACCTACTTTTCTACACCGTCGACTCTCACGCATGAGGCGTACCCGTTTTGGGCGGGGACACTTTTCAACAAGGGGCGGCCCAAGTCTGAGCACATCGAGCTGGATGTCCGCCATGAAGCCTTGGCCGGTGGGCGGCATTGCGAGGATGGCCAATGGCGCCAGATTGTCACGATTCTGGATGCTGCGGCCAGCGGTTGTGATCTTTTCGATATCCAGCAATTGCGCTTGGAGTACTCGCCGGAAGAGTTCCTGCAGCTTTTCATGTGCCAGTTCATTGACGATGGCAAAAGCGTTTTTCCGCTCTCGCTGCTGCAACGCTGCATGGTGGATTCCTGGGAGGTGTGGGAAGACTTCCGCCCCTTCCATGCCCGGCCCTTTGCCGATCGCCCGGTCTGGATCGGTTACGACCCCAGCCACACGGGGGATTCTGCCGGGCTGGTCGTGGTCGCGCCCCCGATGGCCCCTGGGGGCAAGTTTCGCGTGCTCGACCGGATGCAGTTCCAGGGGCTGGATTTTGAGGAACAGGCCAAGCGCATCGAGATGCTGACCCACACCTACAACGTGCAGCACATCGCCATTGATACCACCGGCCTGGGGCAGGGCGTCTATCAGTTGGTGCGCCAGTTCTTCCCCATGGCCGTGGGTCTCAACTACTCGCCAGACCTGAAAGTCAGGATGGTGTTGAAGGCTTTGAACATCATTGAGCGCGGGCGCCTTGAGTTTGACGCGGGCTGGACAGACTTGGCCGCCGCCTTCATGGCCATCAAGAAGACCACCACCGCCAGCGGGCGACAAATCACCTTTGAAGCCGGGCGCAGTGAAGAGACGAGCCACGCCGATCTGGCCTGGGCCTGCCTGCATGCACTACTGAACGAACCCCTTGAAGGGGCCACGACCACCAACACCGGATTTATGGAGATTTTTGGATGAGCCGCAAGACACGAAACAAGACTGAACACCTGAGCACCAATGGCCTGCCGGACTCACGCCCGCTATCTTCTGGCGAGTGGGGCGCCTTCAGCTTTGGCGATCCGCTCCCCGTGCTGGATCGGCGCGAACTGTTTGATTATCTGGAATGCGTCGGCAATGGCAAATGGTATGAGCCGCCCATTTCCATGCATGCACTGGCCCAGGTTTTCCGGGCCACGGTGCATCACGCCAGCCCCATGTACGTGAAGCGCAATATCCTTGTCAGCACGTTTCAACCGCACAAACTCTTGAGCCGGGCAGAGTTCAGCCGCTTTGTGCTGGATTACCTGACCTTTGGTAATGCCTACATGGAGCGAGTCAGTAATCGCCTGGGTGGCACGCTGCAACTCAAGACGAGCTTGGCCAAATACACCCGGCGTGGGCTGGATCTGCAGACCTACTACTTCCTGCGCGCGGGCCAACTGGATCATGAGTTCGCCCCTGGGGAAGTGTTTCACCTCATGGAGCCGGATATCAACCAGGAGGTTTATGGTTTGCCGGAATACCTCGCGGCCATGAGTAGTGTATTGCTCAACGAATCGGCCACACTTTTTAGGCGCAAGTATTACCTCAACGGAAGCCACGCCGGGTTCATCTTCTACATGACCGACCCCGCGCATAACCAGAAAGATGTCGACAACTTGAGAGATGCCCTACGCAACTCCAAGGGGCCGGGCAACTTCAGGAACCTGTTCATGTACGCCCCAGGCGGCAAGAAAGACGGGCTGCAACTACTGCCAGTCAGCGAGGTGGCCGCCAAAGACGAATTCCTGCACATCAAGAACGTGACACGGGATGACCAACTGGCCGCCCACCGCGTACCGCCGCAACTGCTAGGCATCATCCCGCACAACACCGGGGGATTTGGCGATGCCGCCCAGGCCGCCGCCGTGTTTGCCGCCAATGAAGTGGCCCCGCTGCAATCCCGCATGCTTGAAATCAATGATTGGCTGGGGGAGGAGGTCGTGAGCTTCACGCCTTATGCCTTGGCCATCAATGCAACACCATAAGTCTAAACAAGAGAAACGCCTATGAAAAAACAAATCAATGCAAACATGAACAGCAGCCCGATCATCCCTTGGATCGGCGGCAAACGACGGCTGGCCAAACACATCCTGCCTCTGTTTCCAGAACACACCTGCTATGTGGAACCCTTCTGCGGGGCTGCGGCCCTGTTCTTCATGAAGGATGCCAGCAAGGTGGAAGTGATCAACGATATCAATGGCGAACTGGTCAATCTGTACCGGGTGGTGCGCCACCATCTGGAAGAACTGATCCGTCAGTTCAAATGGGCACTGAGCAGTCGCCAGATCTACAAATGGATGCAGGCGACCCCCGAAGAAACCCTGACCGATATCCAGCGGGCGGCGCGCTTCTTCTACATCCAGAAATTGGGGTTTGGTGGCAAGGTAGAAGGGCGCAGCTTCGGGACGGCCACGACAACGGCCCCCAGGCTTAATCTGCTGCGACTGGAAGAGGATCTATCCTCCGCCCATCTGCGCTTGAGCCATACCTATATCGAGAATCTGCCCTGGGCGGATTGCATTGAACGCTACGACCGCGCCCACACGCTGGTGTACTGTGATCCACCCTACTATGGCACGGAAGGTTACGGGGTGCCCTTTGACTTGGCTGAATACGACCGCATGGCCGAACGGGCCCGAACGATGAAGGGCCGGATGGTAATCTCGGTCAATGACATTCCCGCCATGCGAAAGGCATTCAAGGGTCTGACCTTCCGAGAGGTGGCGATCAACTACAGCGTAGGTGGGGGAGGGAACAGCATGACCAAAGCAAAAGAGCTGATCATTACCAACTTCTAGCCCTGGCTGGATGAGAAGAAATGACAAAGCCGCCCGAGGGCGGCTTTTTGATGATGGGGTGTTGAGGGGCGAGATCGACCCGATTCGGTCGGTGGAGACAACCGAAACAGCCATAACGGGGAGGCACGCAAAATTGAAAGCGGTCGGCTAGACCGGAAATCAACTAAATCAACCGAGACGATTATCCACAGGCGATGATGGTCATTGGAATCGCCTGTCTAGCCTTCCGCCCTCTGCAAGAAAGGGGGACAATTCTCAGCTTTGGTGGTTGTTCAGGCTTTTTAGGATATTTTGAATTTTATAATCACTCAGCAAGAGCGTATGCCCCTAAACAACTATTTCACTTCCATGAACACTGGAACAACATTCTTCCCCTCGAGCATGGCATCAATCTGATCCAGATGGGAGAAAAACTCTTTGGGACCAACCTTTGAGTAACTCCATGCTGAGAAGACTCTCTGAGGAATCCTCCTCATAGACTCTCGTGCTCTTAAAATGCAAGATTTTGCTTTTTCGACGTTGCCGAGAATTGTATATGCTATAGCCATGCACTGAAGATAGTTAATGCTCGGATCATTGCTGAGCGTACCTTCTCGATCCTCAATTTGAGCTACAGTCTTAAAATGCTCGATACTTGGTTGGCGATCCATTCCCCACGTCGCCATAGCAAGATTAAATGCATCAGCTATAGCAAGAGTCTCTTCTGGCACTCCTTCTGATCTTAGTAGATCAGCAGCTGCCGCAAAATCACCCGCACCAATGCTCGCCAGAGCAAGCTCATGCGCAAGATAGCTGTCAGAAGCAACTCCAGATTCTGTATCTATAGCGTCCTCTGGATACTTTCTAAGGTGCTTCAAAATCTCTGCATTGGCTCGAAGTTGGTTCTTATTTCCCTCAGACTGAGTAACGAAGAACAATCTATCCTTGGCCGTTAGCGACAAGAATGCCTTTGACGTTGGCAAAGAACTATAAAGATCAGGGGCTACCTGATCTATGATAGGAGCAGTTTCAAGAAATGACTCTAGGTCAATATTAGTGGAATCAAGCATCGACCTAAGATCTTCAATTGCGTCGTCTATGTTCCCGAGTTTGTGATTTATGCCTGCGCGAGCAGCAAACATCGAACCCGTGGCATAACCATTCTGTACGGCCTCGGACGACAATAGACTTAAAGCATCTTTGCTACTGCCGATTTGCTCCTGAAGTCTTGCTAGGAAATAGCATACTTCACCGTCTTGGCCGAAATTATCTTGAATCAGGTTTATTCGCTTCAATAACTCCCTTGGACCAATTGAGTTTAGTGTGTCTGAAATATCACGGTGAGCATCCTTTAAAAATGCTAGTACAGCATCTCTATCCTCATTGTTACGACTTCGAATGGCGGTTGTTAGTTTTCTATACTCTGTTGTTAATCGACTATTGGGGCGGTTTAAGGAAAATATTTCTTGGGTAAGCAGTGACAAGCTGTTGTAATGATGTATCTCAGACGAAAGATTTATGTATCCTAATTCTTCGCTAAAACGTTGTAATGTGCTACTAAGAATATGATCCTCGTCATCGAGATCAGGAACATTAGAAACGGCAAAATGAAGGCTTATAGGCTTTGTGGTTGAATCTATTCTATAAGACCGGATATTTGAAACAATCCGTTTTAACCCTTGGAGGTTTTGCTCATTTGGGAAGAACAGAAGACAGACTGCATCTGGCAGTTGTCGTGTACATACTCCTTCCACATCACTGTGTCCTGTCCTTGAGTCAATGAGAACATAGTCAGGAGCAAGCGTATTTTTCCATTGAACCTTCAAGTCTTCGAAAAAAAGATAGCCCGATTGCTCCCCATAAAGCTTTCGCCAATCAATTGAGTTGAGCCGTTGTGAATATGTACTGTTTTGAAGTCCTGCCGGCATTACCCAAAGGCCACCACGTTCAAACTGTTCTGATTTATATATGTACTTCGCTACATCAGGAGATTCTCCAGTGGTTATGTACTGTGTTACGTACTCAACGACCCCAGAAGCGTCGCCCTCCGGTTTGGATAAATTGAAAGTGGGCAAACCAGGCGCTTCAAGATCAAAATCCACCAATAAAACCCTACGACCTGCTTGCGCAAGTTGAATGCCGACATTAACAAGCGACATGGACCTGCCTACGCCGCCCTTAAAGGAATAAAACGTAACAACGTACATATTTACCCAATCATTGCTTCAGGGAACAACTCAAACCGCTCGGCTTCACGCTGCATGCGATCTATGTCAGTTTGCGGAAGAGCTCTAAACCTGGGACGAAATGGCACTACATTTTTCGTCAAAGAATTTGAATGATCAGTTTGAATTCGCCGCCTTTCTCTTAAACGAGTGACGTTATCGCAGAAAGTCAGTAGGAATAAAAGGTTATCATTGGCTTGGTTTTGAATGAGCACCCCGCTCTCCCAGCGCGCCAAAGATGCTTTGCCAATTTTTGACAGTTCAGAAAATTCACCTTGGCTCAACCCATAGTGCTCTCGCACACTGCGCACTTCATTTGGCGTCATAACTCCTAGGTGTCGGCACACTGCATCATGCTTTAACTCACTGGCTTCCTCGGTAGTGAACGAGAAACCGCACGATGCACAGTGATGAACACGAATCGAAACAGAGAGTGTTGGTGCATCGTACTTGTCACCATATTGAAAATTTTCAACTTCGCTCGTCGCCGAGATATTGCTTGCCCCACATGAAGGGCATTCCAAGCAAGACTGGCCTGGCATGTTATCCATCTGATTTTTCATGAAGTAACATAGTCCTTAATAACGGTCGCTGTAATGAAAGCTTCGTCCAATCGCCATGTTTCCTTTTCCAATTTGGAGCTTGATATATAGAAGCGGGTCGTCCGGGGTGACTTTAACCTCCATTACCAAAGCTAAGGCTCCAGCGGGGTTATCTAAGACGATTTCCGTGAACGGATGGTTGGCTTGAAGCTGGTCTGCAATAAATTCCCATGCACCTGCCTCCGTGAAATAGAAATCTCTGATTTCGGGATGCCTTATGCGACTTGGATTCCAATCCCTTGGAAAGCCAAGCGTGCGCCGATCTTTACGGCGACAACTAGCAATTAACTGCTTAAGCGCTTCGGAGTTCACCGTTGCCAACTCCGAAGATAAAGAATCCATCCTGTACTATTGATATCATATGGATCGAATTAATCATAAGTCAACAAAAAAATAGGGCCATGAACTCATATGATTCCATGTTGTTTTCATGGTTATAGGCGGTTGAGCCGCAATATGTTACTCCGTGGTCGGGTCAGTTGCTGACCGATTACAGAAAAACGCGGGCGGCTCCAAAATTATTGATCACAACCTTAAGTATGGTGATTGTGGCTGCACAAGGGGACTCCATACCATCTTCTAAGCCATAGCGGCCAAGTTTGCAAATGGAGTATCTAGAAGAATAGCCCCCTAGTTCCTTAGCCGGCATAAGTCCGTCGCAGCTGTAAGGGAAGGACTACGTGGTGTTGCCGGTGATGGCTGCCCTTAAGGTTTTTCTGCACAATGCCATGGTGGAGAAGGGCTGGCGCAAGGTGGATCTGGCACGGGCTACAGGTTGGACAAACACGATGGTGGAGCGTGCGCTTGACCCACGGTATCAGTCCAAGGTGCCCGCCTTGGAAAAGGCACTCCACAAGTTGGGTAAGGTGGTGGTGGGGCGCACGGTGGATATCTGATTGCCCCCTGTTGCCCGGCATTCAGGCCCGCCATGTGCGGGCCTTTTTCTTGGTGCCAAGCCACGGCGCGGCCATGCCCCTGTAAGTCTCTATATGGGCGTTTGAGAGCGCCACCCCGCAGGCGACCTTGCGCCTGTCCGTTACACGTTCTCGTTTCCAGCGCCCATTGCCACCCCTTGGCGCCCCGATTTGCGGCAAAGACAGGGAGGGCCGGGCTGCCGTTTTAGCCCTCCGCGCGCGGTCGTACCCCCGCCACGCCCGCCCGGTAAAAGGGGCGCTTTTTATGCACTCATGCACCCAGGCCAAAGCCGCCCGGTGGCTGGGCTGAAGGCCATTTTTCAGGATGTGAAAAAACTTGCACTTTTACGCGTTTTTGTGCGTTTTTATGCACTGAAAAATGGGGTGCCAGTCAAGCTGGGGTTTCGATGAGCTTAGCCATACACGTAGTGAATGGCTTGTTTATACCCAAACTCCCCGATGGTGAATGGATAGCTCGCTACATCGAGCATTCTGTGGAGGCCAGTAGAGTGGTTTGCTTCTTCGTAATGTACTTGGCACGAAGCGCCATCGAAGAAGGCTCGTAGCTTCTCTCTGACGATGGATACAATCTCTACAGAACAACCGACAGAGAAAGTTACGATGTCCATTTGGTCAGTGAGGTCACGATACATATCGATCGCAAAGACATTCTTGCTGCCTGGAGCTGGCTGAAATACAAAAACATCACCGGCCCCTATTTTGGTTTCTTCGAAGTAGGTTCGGTATAACTCCGTAAGACTTTTCGAAACACCAAGAGTACTGAGCAAAGCCTGTAAATTTTGTTCTGGAATAGGAGTCTCGTTTCCATCGTCCGGCCAAGTGACGACATCATCCAT